TGCAGCTGCTGGGACTTTAACAGTAGCAACTGGAAGTTTTACAGCTGAAAGTGCTGGAGAAAGTATAACAATATATCAAATACCTAAGAAAGTTACTACTTCATCTGCTGACGAATCTTCTCATGTAAACTTGAATAGAATGTTATCTTTAGCGTGTGTAGATTATTTAAAAGCTATGTTAGCTGATAGAGAAGGGGATATTGAAAGAAAAGAATATTATATGAGGGAGTTTTGGGGAAAAGTAGGGGATAATGAGAGTAATAAACGTAAAATATCAATGTCCTTTCCTTCCTCTCCATATGCTTTAAGATAATGCCTACTTAAATTACCATTTTTACTTCTACATAGTATTTCATATGTATCTTCATTTATTTCTTTAATAAACATAGCCTTCTTATGATTCTTTACCAGTATCCAGCTACCTATTTCTATATTACGTCTTTCTATCATTATTATCATCCACAAATTGAAATTTAATGGGGCTGGAGGCCTCTTGGTTGCCAACCAATTCATTCTCACTAGCCGCCTGTCTTACCAGCCCCACATTAGTTATCTTTTTGATAAATCCCATATCTTTATTGTAGCATTTATTAAATGAATCCTGTACAGATTTGGGATTAAATCCAAGCATTACCATCATGCTCATAAAGTCTGATACCAGCTCATATGAAGATATATCGTCTGGTACTTCAAGGGTAAATTTCTTTCCGTAGTATTTTATTTGCAGTTCCACTATGTCCTCGATTTTCGTTTAGATTTTTGACATGCTTTTCTATAGGGTGTTAATTGCCACCATCCGTTACCATGCTCCCTGAACAGATTATCTCTGTCTTCTATGTATCTTGGGTCTCTAAGGCTGGAGTACATCCATCTACTAGGATATTTTCTCCAATCGTATCCACCTGGCATAACTTAATTATCCTTTCTATGCGAATAAGTCTTGCTGTTTAAATCTTTCATTGGCTATTTTTACATAGTCTGGGTTAAGCTCTATACCTAACCATTTTCTACCAAGTCTTTGGGCTACATATCCGGTTGTGCCGCTTCCGAAGAATGGGTCTAGGACAATATCTCCAGACTTTGACCCAGCCTTTATACATAACTCTGGAATCTTTTCTGGAAATGTAGCGAAATGAGCTCCCCTGAATGGTTTAACTGGAATGCTCCAAACGCTTCTCATATTAGCCCCATCCTTCATTTCAAAGAATCCTTGCTCAGCCTTCTGTAGTTTTGTTTTCATTCCTAGCTCGGAGTTTCCCTTCTTTCCTCCAAACTGAGACCCGGGCTTGGTATCCTCCCTATAGGGCTGTTTTATAGCATCTGCATCATAGTAGTATGATTTAGATTTTGACATTAAAAATATATATTCGTGAGCCTTGGTACACCTATCGGTAACGCTTTCTGGCATAGGATTAGGCTTGCTCCATATGATGTCCTGTCTTAAATACCATCCATCTTTCTGTAGACCAAATGCAGACCTCCAAGGTATCCCAACCATATCTTTAGGCTTTATTATGGGATGAGAGCCTTTTCCAACTGATACATTCTCTCCGCAGTGAGTTCCTTCGTGAGCCTTTTGAACATCTCCACTATTCTTATTAAGAGATGCTCCCCTCCACCCTCCTCCCCAATAGGTATCGCCAAGGTTTAGCCAAAAAGTCCCATCACTCCTAAGAACCCTTTTTATCTCCCTTCCTATTTCCACTAATTTATCAACATAAAGCTCTGGTGTATCCTCTAGCCCAAACTGACCCTCTTCCTGATAGTCTCTAAGAGCCCAATACGGAGGAGATGTAATCACGCATTGTACAAATTCATCGGGGATATCCCTGAGCCTATTTAAGACATCACCCAGTAGTATCTGATTCGTTTCCAAAAATCTTATTCCTTAATCTGTCTTTTAGGTATCTTTTGCCCTTTTTACCTGACGTTCCATAATATTCCCGCATAGCACACTTATTACATATTGGAAATATCTCATTTTGAGATACTGCTGTAATAATCCTATGTACATTAGCACCAAGATGACCTCCACACATCTCGCAAGAAGAGTGTGAAAGCCATTTGGGTACTGTCTCTATTTTTGGCAACAATTAGAAAGGTACTTTCTCTTCCTTGCCTTCATCTTGGGATACTCTTACGGAAATATATCTCTTTCCGTTCTTGGATGAGTTTTTCCACCCAGCCAATTTGTAACTTGTTCCCTCAACGTCCACGCTTCCAGTGAAGTCAGGACGCTGGTCTCCGTCCTCCTTGTAGGTATTAACAAAAAGGACTCCTCTATTGGTATTGTCGTACTCTTTATCGCTCATTGTCGACTCCTGTTATTGATAGTTTATCTATCGGTATTAGGACGATTTCACTATCTAGCCTATCGCCAGCCGTAATGACTCTTGCATCGCCCGATTTAATCATATCTTTTATCTTCTTTCTAAGGGTAGCCACATCGAATATCATAGCGGAATCTATTACACCATCATCATTCAAAACGTGAATCCACCATTTAGCATCGGTATTGGATATTCCACTGGGATTCCCCCTATATGAAATCTCAACCGCTATGTTGCCAGTCTTTTTCCATATGCCCCTTTCCGTCTTAACCTCTATGCTTCCTTCTCCTTCAAATATATCCCTTACCTTAGATTCGTTTATTTGTCCGAAATTTAGGTCAATATCGAAGTTTTTACTCATCATTGAACCCCTGTATCGATTTGACGTATTTGTTCCGTTCTCCTATCATATATTCAAATCTTTTAATGGTTCTTTTGCAAGGAGACCCTCCCCTATCTAAGATAGAGTCTATAGCATTTCTATAAGCCTCCATAATGAAATAGTAGTCACGCTCCTCCTTCGAAGCCCATCTAAACTTTTTAGCCATTTTTACCACCCATATTCTTCTCAACCATAGAGAGCATAAAGCAAAACATCTCATATGGAATCGCTATAAACACATCCTGCCTGTCTTCCCTGAATATCACTCCGACTTCCTCTTTCTCTGGCTTAATCCAAGCGGGTACTTTCTTTCTTCTTTTGCACCCGTAGAATCTTTCCTCTATTTCGACATCTCCTTGCTCGTGCTGAGCTCCGCCTCTGTCCCTATTGAAAGCTGATAATCCAAATCCCTTAGCCATCTTAACGGCTTGTCTCTGAAGTTCAGCTCCCCTCTGTCTGTTCCTCTTCCCTCTTCTCTGAGCCTTCGTCTTCATTGTTCAGCTTCTCCTCTAAGTAGTTTACTATGTTTTCTGTATCTCCCTTCATTTCAATATACATCTCCACAAGATTCGCAAGTGATGATGTAGCTGATATTATGGGAGTTAGTACGTTTTTGCTTATTCCGTCTACAGATTGTTCTAGGATTTCTATCCTCTTTCTTTGTGAGAGTTTACGTTTATCTGCTTTCATGATTCACAATTCTCACATTCTGAAAGATGGGAAGATGACGAAGAAAGAGCCATCTGTTCGTGTTTCTTTTCATTGAGTTGCTCCTTTATTCTATTTAAGTCCGATATTAAGGTTTTATATGGCTTTTTCCACTCTTGCTCGTAAACAGGTACTCGCATTGTTACGAGGCAGTTAAGAGCCATAATTATGTTGTTTAATTCCGCGTCTGTAAACTTTATCAGAACATCCGGCTGTATCTCTTTATTCTCCATATACATCCAATAACGCTTCATCTGGGCTTGAGTAAAGTTTGCATCTATTTCCAGCAACGCCCATCCTTATATTGCCAGATTTGCCATATCTATTCTTTCCTAATATAATCTCTATCCCAAACTCCCCCATCTCCGAATCCGCCTGATAGTATCTCCATTCATAATACATAAATAGTATTATTTCAGCATCCTGCTCTATGGAGCCGCTATCCCTTAAGTCCTTAAGGAATGGTCTTTTATTAGCTCTGGACTCACAATCTCTGTTTAATTGGGAAACAAGTAAAACCGCCATATTATTCTTCTTAGCAGCCCACTTGTATTGTTTCATTATATTATCCACTCTAATTCTATTATCATCAACTCCCGAAACGCTAACCAGTCCGATATAATCATCTACTACGACATCAGGCTTGTGTTTTCTTATCTCCCTCATAGAGCCCTCTATATCAAAAATATTGTCAAACATTATAAGGTTGGAGTAGTTTTCCTTAATTCTATCTTTTATGTCCTCCATCTCCGCCAAATCTTCGGTTTCAAGAGTTCTTAGCCTTATCTTTTCATAAGAAAGATGTTGAGACTCAAGTACAATAAGCTTCTTCATCATCTCTACATTGGTCATCTCCCGATTCATAACCAGTACCTTATATCCGCTGTGAATTAGGTTTCTTACGATATTCAGCATTGTTGTTGACTTGAAATGACCGGGCCTTCCAGCAACCACAGTTATTTCTCCCCTTGTCATGCCTCCGGTTAAATCATCTATAGCGGGAAATCCAAAGTTTATTAACTGGTCTTCATCAAACATCTTATCAAATGTTTCATCTAATATCTTATTTACATCGTGCCCATTGGATGATATTTGCAGGTCTAATATATCTTCTATTTCCCTGTGTAATTGCTCCAAAAGGGTTGTGGAGTCCGAAGCCTTCACATTCATAACATTTTTTACTTGTTCAGCTTTATAAATAACATTCCTTAAAAGCCATTTTTCGTGTAGAATTTTAGCGTTTCTCGCAGCTGTCTGAGTTGTAGCTACGTTCTCACAAAGTCCCGTTATTTGGTATCCTACCTCCTTTGTGGCTGAGCTTGGAGGAACTTCCGCTATGAGAGCGTTGATTGTAATATCTTCGTCTCCCTTGTTATACATACCAACTATTCCCCTCCACACGCTTCTGTGGAAGGCATTGTAAAATACATCGTCTGAGGGTATGTACGGCGTAACCTCGTCAATCATCTTATTATTCATTATTATTTGACCGAGAAGCTCCTTCTCCGTCTCGTATGAGTTTGGCATTATTTGAGCTCTTACGCTCATTTCTTCACCAGATAAAATTCCGTATGATTCCATTTATTCCTTCGCTCCCTAATATCATATCCATATTCGTTCTTCGCTCTTATTATCGCTCCCTGAAAGTCTCTGACTGGAAGTCTCCATCCCTCATTAACATTCAAGCATTTGTTATTTTTTAGGTATCCTATTACTATTTGAGCATCCCTATCCACCAGTTTGGGGCTCCCTAGAGTGTATCAGGGTAGCCTCTGGGGAAACTCTTCTCCCAAACTTACTTTGCCATTCTCTATGGGAGACATTTATTGTTACGGCTCTATCAAGAATCATATCCTTTGTAAGAGTCGGCAATTTGAAAACCCTTTTTCCATCTATCTCTGTTTCAGCCATTTCTATATTCATCTTATCCATAAATTTCTTGTATGATTCATTACCTTTTCCAGTTATCCTATGTCCGCTTTCGTTCTTGGTGCCATAAAATCTCCAAACTCCTGAATCATAAACTCTTTGGTTAGCATATCTTATAACAGAGTCATCTATCGTGTAGACGGGCTTATATATAATACAATCTTCCCCACGCTTCGTTTTTATTTTATGTCTGTCAAGACCGGTGACTCGTGCTGGGTAAGTACCCTCTTCTATGGTAATAGATTGCTCTGGGTCATAGTATACATCGTCATCTTCAAAATCATCTAAGACTTCATCTACGCTTGTCATACCCAATCATCCGATTTCTGTTCGGACGCTGTGGAGCCATTTGCATTGACGTATTTATTATCATCGAACCTACCCATAAATACATCCGCATTGAATCCAAGCTTGGACAATCCTTTCGTTAGGGCATCCGTAGCCACCTTTTTGATACAATCATCATCTATTCTGCTTCCCATAGAGGTTCTAATTGAGCTGCTAATTGGGAATTGACCATTCCTGTCAGGCTCTCCGTCTTTGTTGGGGTAATTGTACCAGAATGTAGCAGTGTACACTATCAAGCTATCATCAAGTATGGGAGTGTACTTCTCATCGGATACTCCAAATCCAACACCAAACGGCCCGAAAAGTTCGGTAGCATTTTTAAGTTGATATTGAGCTCCAATAGCGGTAAATCCTCCTCGCTGATTTACCTTTGTTGTAAATTCCGGGTCTGTAGTTTCTACAGATTGCCAGAGGTCTAGGTTTTTACTCATTTTATTTCTCCTTTACTTATCTCTGCTTTCTAAAAACTCTTTATTGTATTCATCAGCAGTTGTGGGTTCTCCATATATCTCATTACCATCGATATCCTCCTCGCTTACAAAGTATAATTCCAAATCTCCAATCACCGCTCCATCTTTGTTTACCACTGGATACCATTTGGGCACATCCGTACCCTTTTTAACGACTATATCGCTGGCTCCATATCTTACATAAATATCTTTATCTTTGCTCATATTAACTCCAATGTAGGAAAAGGCTGACTAATGAAAGCCAGCCTTTCCCAGCCGCGATTACTCTTCGTCTGTGGTTTTCACACTTCCTGAGTTCAGGAAATATGTAGTCAAAAGACGAAGCTCCGTTTCAATGCCCTGAAGAGTATTGTGTATTTTATTCAATACTCCCTCATCTATGGAAATGGTACTTACCTTAGATGTGGCAGAGCCGTTTGTTGATGCGGTTTTAGATTTGACGGACTTTCTGATTCCGGCAAGTCTGGTTTTCGCATCCTTTTTATAGGTACTAAAGTCCCAGTTTGCATCACGACCTTTGTACACCGTCCAAGCGGTATACCCAAAGACATCTGCAATCATAGAAACCTTAACACCCTGTTCGTGAAGCATTTTCATTCCTTCAAGAACTTTTGCTGTTACTGGTTTGTTTCTAGACATTCAGTCTCCTTTCTTTAAGTTTTCTTTTATGCCTCCTCCACAGGCATCGTAGTAAATACAATACTTCTCATTACACTCCCAAGAATAAGCGGGAGACGTACCTATGGATAAGGGAGGTATGGAATCGCTATTTTTAACAGACTCCACGACGGAAAGCCAATACCCTTCCGCTTCTTTTATAGATTCCATAGGCACATCTACTTCCCGCATTTGAGAGTTATCTTTATTGTAATAAAGAAGTTTCATTGCTTTTAAATTTTCATCAAATTCTTTTTTATACCAGTACCCGTATGTAGCCGTTTGTAGGTTATAGTTGGAGCTGGAATTTTCATCATAGTATTTTTTCCCAAACATAGTTTTCCACTTCCAGCTATTACAGGATTTTATATCATACAAAACTCCATCATTTATTAAAACTAAATCAATGAATCCACGTACTCCCCACTCCTCTATGAAGAGCTCCTTTTCTATGAAAATGGGGGCTCCAGTCCTTTCTGAGTAAACCCTCACAGCGTCTTGAATGTCGCTATGAATCATATCACCTAACCGAAAAAGGCGTAATGTATTCTCGTCTCTTGGAGCCCCCTTTATTTTCTCTTTTGAAGAGAACCAGTGTTTGCGTATACAGAGACCAGCGGAAGAAGAATGATACCATTCTTCCATCCCTGAGTATCTACCTGATTTTTGCTGATTTATTTCAGCAATATAATCATCGTATATTTTAGTTACTTCTGATTTCTGTTCTTTTGGCAATGGTTGGTTCTCCGTGGACAGCTTCATTCTTTTGAACGAAGTCTTCTATAAGCTCCCCTACTTTTGTTTGTAAGGATACATTCTGATATGCACAAATTACTTTGAATTTTATCCAAGTATCTTCGTAGCATCGGAATGTTCTCATGTGCATCGTGTTGCTCATCTCGTATTATCCTGTTCTTTCATTTTAAGGTTATGGAAATTAAATTGAATCTTTAGGGTACACAAGTGTATCATTTAATACTTTACTACATTCCTGTATGTGTATATATATTTATATATATAGCTTCTATATATATAGAATTTATTTCTAATCTTTATCATTTATTTCTATTACTAGGCTTTATTAACATATTCTTTTTAATATAACCTCCTAATAAGCCTAGCCTAGGCTAAGCCTATGGCTAAGCTTATAGAGGTTTTGGGTTAGGGAGCTAGCTAATGCGAAATCCGCCAGAGAGGTTACAGAACTTGGCAAACTTAACTACATTCTCAGCAGAGAACGGATAAGATGATATAAACGCATCTTTCTTGCCCTCTCCGTGACAAGCATTGCATCCTTTCATCTCGTTAGCCCATTTAAATCCGCATTTTCCTAACTCTGGATTCTCAGGCTCAAGCTCAGGATGATACCTTAGCCATTTCTCTTCTGATTGCCATCCCTCCCATCCTTTTCTTGTGCCAGTACCTTTGCAGATATTGCACTCTTCTTTTGGAAGGGATTTCATTTTATCCGTGTATCTCCGCTCGTATTTTTCTATGTCACCAGATTTCTCCAGATGAAACAATCTTCGAGCGATTTTGATTGATTTCGCTTTGATTATTAAGTGCCCATCATTGTAGCTTCCAGATTCTATGTCCTTTTCAGATAAAATATCTGAGCAAACATCTGAAACATAATCCCATAATGGTCGCCAATACCACACATTGTTGCGGAAATAGGCTCCATCGGTATTATTCTGCCAAGCGAAGTATGCTTTTGTTTCATCCTCATCTTGGAAGTTACATTGAGGCACTTCATCCCCAGACGGATTTTCTCCGTATAGGTCAAAGCCCATTTATGTGCTCCTTTCTTCTTTTGTTTATGATTTTGCTTCTATATGGGAGTCAATTTGAAACTCCCCTTCTTCTCCGCCTTTGTCTATCACAATGCTTTCGGAAAGATGGCATACTTCATCCACCTTTTTATCAAAAGCCTCCATTGATTCCTCGCTATCCAGAACATCTTCCATATACTCTATCGCTTTTTCGATAACGTGAACTGGTGTATTCAGCTCATTTTCATCGAATGACATCTTGGATAGAGCGAGGTCTGTTCTCATACAAGTCAGGGTAGCTTTAATAGAAGCCTCAAGACTAGTATTGCATTCGATAACTTTATACAGACCTTTACGCTCTGAAAAGTATCTTCTTGCAATTACGTAGAATGTGGTATTCTTCTCTGATGCCTTCATAATATCAACCATATCGCTTGATACCATAACCTGCATCTTTTTTACCGTAGACTCTGGTATGTTAGAGTAATCGCCGGGTGGTAAACAAAGACTAACGGAGACTACTTGTGCTTCTTCTTTCACGTTTCACCTCATTTTCTTTGTTATTTTAATTAAATCTTCTGTTGAGCTACATTCATAGTGTCTTGAGCTATGAATCAATATTCTTTCAGCATAAAAATCATCCTGAGCGTCAAAATAACTTTTATTGAAATAATGCAATTCATTATTCATAGACGCTTTCATAATCAAATCCACGCCATCTAAATCTCCAAAGTATAGAATTACCCTATTGGAGAAATAATTATGCATATAAGCTGCTCCACACTCGATAGCTTCTATATCATAGCTCCCATTATTCTTAAATAATGTAAAATATTCTCCAGTTTTAACGTCAAGCTTATGAGTTAAAACAGCATTTGGAGCTACAAAGATTTCTAAACATCCAAGCTTTGACGATAAAAATCCTATTTCACCATAAAAGCTTGATAAATCAGAGCAGCTTGGAGATGCATCTAATATCAAAACTATTCTTTCCCTATCCCTTGAATGCTTACATCTATATATATTTCTTTTTGTAACGCTCCTCATCATCAATTCGCTCATATCCCATTCATCTTCACCAATTACGGGCTCTCCAATCCTATCTTCAGCAATTTTAGATATAATAGTAGCCAAATTAGATGCGAGCCTTCTATTTTTTGTTTTTTCATATGGATTGAACACAGCTTCAACTTCTTCCTCGTTTGGAATATAATTTTTGCCTTCCAACCCAAGTTGCCAATCCAAGGCTCTTTGCCATTGATATTCATTTTCATCTTTTTCGGATGAGCTGAGAAATTTGACAATTTTGTCGTAATTTTTCTTAGAGCCCTTAGATTTTGATTCTTTTGCTCTGTATTTAGGTGGATTTAGTTTATTTGCAGGATTTGAGCCTTCCTTAGCATCGGAATCGCTTTGCCAAGGACGGTCAAAATTGAGCCCTCCTTCCCCCTCGGAGCCTTGGGGATTTTTCATTTTAGGCTCATTGGGCTGTTGTTTTTGTTGGCTTTCCCAATTACGCCAATCCCTTTTGATTTTGTTTTTATCCAATTTCCTTTGCTTTCTTAGCCATCATTTTAACAATTCTCATTGCCCACGAGAATCTGGCTCGCATTGTTGAGTTATCGTAACCTTCCGGGCCAAATTCGTATCGAAATGCAAATATGACCACATTTTCAAATTTATACATAGTGCAATGCATTCCGACTGATTTGTAAAACTTAAATATGCTTCCCCTCCTTTTGGCTGATACTGCCCATCCATTTTTACATAAGTGTTTAGAAACTTTATTAGCATCGGCTTCTACCGCATAGTAAATTGGTATTGATTTCCAATTTATATCAAGACCAGAATCATATGATAATCTCGCTATATCATGTACAGCTTCAAAGGTAGGCGTTTTCCAAATCCTAACTTGTAAAACTTTGTCAAGGCGTGCATCGTTATCCAATACGGATATTTCAAACCCATCTCCAGTAAATATCTCTCCATTGCTAACGGATTTAAGGGTTTTAGTCCTACTTACAACATCTTCATAAGAGATGTCGCTACTTTTCATTGAGAAGGAGTAAATAATTTCCCCTTTATGCTCTACTAAATTCTTCACATTAAGGATTCCAATATTTTCGCGAGATAAATGTCTTGAGCTACATACCAAGGCCAGAGCTGAAGCGTCGTATCCGGGAGTGTAGGACAAGAGCCGTCTACGTGAACTAGACTGTACATTAAATATACTCGCTTCGTAAAAGTTTTTGGCTCCTAATATTAGAGTTAATCCTTCATCTCTTCTCCAAAGCAAATCCACAGTAAATTTATTTGTTTGTAGTCTCGCTATAATTTCATTCTTGGAGTACTTAGAAATATCGTAATCTTTCCATCCCTTTAGAGTTTTTAAGTCTCTAGCCGTACAAAGCCTATCAACCAGTACAATTTCGCCCTTTATTCCTTCTGATAGATTCATTATTTCGCTATAATCTGTAAGTTTTATTGGATTGCTCGAAGATATCTTGTCTCTGTGTATTGAAAATGAGCCTATTTTAGTGCCATCGTCAGATGCTTCTAAATCACTTGAATGCCCTATCCGAGATATGTAATTGTAATTATCCTCATTATATTCAAACAGAGCATATACATTTTCATCATCTGGCATCTCACTATTATCCTCTACTGGAGGACTTTTTATTATAGATTTAGTAATTTTTGGCATTATTGGATTAAATCCATTAGAATCTTTTTCAGAACGCTCCGCTGGTTTGGAGTCATCCTGATAGCTTGAGTGATTAAGATTCTTTATATTTTTCTTTGAGCGGAAAATAGTTCCCTCTGCCTTCCTCAATAGCTCGTGATTTTCGGGAGTTTTGGTAATATACTGATAAACCAAGCTATTCCAATCAGAGCCATCACCAAGCAATGTAATTGCATCGAGTAATTGTCTTATTTCCTGTATTGTTGCTGGTTTTGACATTCCACTCATAACGGCTGTCTCATAAAGCTTTATAGAACTCGCTAAATGAGGATGATTGCCGTGTGTTTGTTTTAAAGCAGACATAACGAGACTCGGCTCTAATGGGTTTATATCTATCTTAGGGAATCGCCTTAACAAAGCTTCGTGAAACTCCCTTTCGTCATTAGCAGTAAAAAAGATAGTCATATTATCTAAATTTGCTTTTATATTTTCACCCGGTATTGATAATCTGCCATATTGTAGAAAATCTAAGAAGAATCCGTCTGCTGTAGGTCTCGTTTTATCCCATTCGTCAAGCACCAGTAAAACTTTTCCACTAAGGGAAGATTCAGCTGCTTGAAAAACCGTAGATTTTTTTATTTCAATTCCGCTCTTAGTATTTTCAGATGGCATCATCTTTAGAACCAAATCATCCTCCCTAGTACCAGCAGAGCACTGAAAAAAGTACATATCTAAATTCAGTACTTTGCTTAATACCATTGGGAGATAACTTTTACCAGTTCCAGCTGGCCCATATAAAAAGGCTCCTCCGACTGGCTTAGATTTTATAGCACTAGTTACAAGAGCAGCGAAATCTACATTGCATATATAACCTTCTTCATTCAGGCTTTTATGTATGTTTTTTACGCTTACGTTTTCCATTCTACTCCTTTATTTTAATAATTGATGCTTTATCCATTTTCTTGTCCAATACATAGTTTTATCAAAGCCTGTTTTCCAGTCGTTGTAATCTGAAATAAGGTCAAGCTTCAATTTGTGCAATTTACATCTTGTCCTATATGGAATATGCTTCCTTCCATCATAAGCTTCGTTGACTCTACATCCGCATTTATTTTCATATCTCTTCATATTTAATTCTCCATTTCAGTCCAAAAGCACCATATATTCTTTAGGGTAGTGCTCCATAAACCAATCTAAACATTTTCGCAACAGTTCGTAATTTCCGAACATTTCAGAGCCTTTTGATAAGTCGTATACCGCAACCGCTTCGGGTTCAAGCTCTACCGATTCTCCTGAGAATGGATTTGTTACCGTTTCAGATTCCTCAGCTACGAAAATACCGGGGAAATGCAATTCTGCACACTCCTTATTAGTAGTTGGCTCTGTTTCTCGCAGATACGAATCCTTGTCTTTTTTTGATATTGGCTTACAAAAATTGCAATCCATTATTTTATTCTCCTTCCTTTTCCTGATTCTCTCCTTTAATTATATTTTTGATTTCATCTTCTTGTTCAAATTCATTCAACGAATTTGACAACTCATACATTGATGGCATTACCAAATATTCCATTTCTATAGCAATTTTTTCTTGATATTTAATTCTATAATCATTTTTCTGGATTATTTTAGCCCCAGTCTTAAATTTTTTTGTATCAATTTGATAACTATCCTTTTTCTTTAAAAAATCATATAAATATCTACATTGATTATCATTTAATAACCCCAAAAAATTTATTAAATCTTTTTTTCTGACAGTTGCTTGGAGTTCACAGTGTACAAAAAAATCAAACATAAAAGGTTCGCGATTTTTACCTAAGAAAATTAAATCTGATTCAGTTGCCATTAATATATCATCAGAAATAGGGCATATAGTTACAAAACTATTATGGGTCACATCAATATCATCTAATGTATCAATTATTACAACTATATTACATTTCTCAAAGTCATTTCTTGTTGTAGAGTAAATCGAACCAAATTTAAAATTTTCCAATGGTCTGTTATTTATGGAATCAATATATTTCTTATGAAAATCATGGCTTAACTTTTTCAAATATTTATTATATTTTTTGTTCATTATTTATTTCCCTTGTTATACCAAATAGCATAAAGTTGTTTTTTACTAGTTTTATTCGCTTTGCTCCTAGACCATAGATATCGCTTTACAATCCACTCTACGAGCTCGTATTTGGTGCTATATGGACACTTATGTGCGTACATTAAATCTTATCTTACTCCAAACCATTCCAGAATGCGGAATATCCGTGATTCACGGCAATAATTTTTCCAACCATTGAAAATTCTTTCAGCTTTGATTACTGTATTGCCAACCATTCTACTCTCTATTTCATTAATCCTTTTATTTAATTCTATACGCTCGGACTCATCTACCCATCTTAGAGTATTTAAGTCCTTTTTAACGCATCCATCACATCTATCTTCGCACTCCTCCCAGCCGCAATCACATTTGCATCCACACGGTAAATCAGCCATTACTTTATTCCTTTCTTTTTATAATGCCTTGATAACTTATTCCTGCTCTTCTGACTAAGCTCGTTATCATTAAATAGTATTGTAATACCATTACTGAGCTTATACCCTGTCTTTTTGTTTATTGAAACCGGGTGCTCAATCATAGTAGAGAACTTATCAATAAGCTCTTCGTGTATTTCACTGCTCATTATTTACTCCTATTAAAGTTTATCTGAGCCTATGTTTCATATTTGTAAATCTAATTATTATCCGCACATTAAATATCCAAATAGACACGCTTCTTTCACACCACTCCCAATGCCTTCTTTTGCTCGGTCTTAATCGAAACCAAGAAGAAAATTTAGGGCTAGCTTTTATTTTCATTATCGACTCCTTCTTTTATGTGCATTTCAAAACTTTTTTCCAAAGCTTCTAAAAATTCATCCAGCTCTTTTTTCTTGGCTGGGAATAAAATCATTTTAATCCTGAATAAAGCATTTGAAAAACAATCAGATATCATTTCCATTATGCGAATCGACCTTTGATTATCATTCACCATAGGTAGCTGCGTTTATATAATTAGAAATAGAAAGAAAAGCTGGAATTGAAAAATATTGCAAATCTTTTACTACACTCCTTCTGTATTCAATGCGATAGTCATCTGGTTCGTGGATAGGTTTCCCAATTTTAAGTTTATTTATATCAACTGAATAATCTCCTTTTAATAGTAAAAGCAAGTCTTTTAACATTTTTTCATATTTTTCTGGTAGATGGCAATAGTAATCAGTAAGGTCATTTTTTGCAATGGTCGTTAACATACCAGCATGAATCGTAATATCATAAGGTAAAAGCCCATCATTTTCAATACCTTGAATTATTAAATCGTCATCAGCTGCGAAATCTATATTATCAGAAATTGGGGCAACAATTACAAAGTTTTGAAAAAACTGGTCTTTCTCATCTTGCATAAGGTCTATTAGAGCAACCGTATGTTTAATTCCATTTTTATCATGCTTGGTTTTATAAATTGAACCAAAATTATAATGTAGCTCGCCCTTATATTTATTCTTTTTCATTCTATTACTCCTATTTATTAAAAATTTCCTCCATCTCCGACGTTGTAGCTGGTGTGAAGATGTCCGATTGCTCACTCATATCCTGCTCAATCTCTTTCTTAATATCCCCTTCATAACGCTCGATTTCTTTCTTTGATGAGCCCCTACGAGACTGAGCTTTTCTTAGTTTCTGAGAGGTGGTAAGAGCATCGTGTTTTTTCTGACGCTCTCTTGCCTCTGCTCGTTTGATATGTATTTTCTTTTTCATTCTATTACTCCTTTGTTTGAAAAATTGAGAGCCACCACCGAGCGCACGAGTTGTGGGTGGATGTGGAAGGAGTAGGTGTACGCTCGTTTTGGTGTGGCAGCTCTATTATCCATAATTCTTATCTATAAACTCAGCAAAAGACCCAATACTTATTTTTCCAGAATCCATAAGCTTATACATTTGCATTATCTTTTCTTTTCTTACAAGCTTATTACTTTTCTCTGCCGTTACCATTTTATTAGGTCTGTACCTAACATTTACTGGTTTCTTATTCGTTTGCTTGTGTTTTGTACTTTGCTTGGGTTTATTACTAGTGTTGATTTCAAATCTTATCGCTCTGTTATTATCTATTATTATTACAGGAACTCCGCTTAATTTGAATAAGCTTCTGTATCCTTCAATATAGTTTATTAAAGCTGTCTTACAAGTAAATTCGAGCTCTTCGGTCTGACCGTTATGCTCTAATACCATAGTTTTTAAACTAGTGGTTTCAATTCTTACTGGTTCTTTATTTTTACTATCTTTATTCATTTTTGCTCTTAATTATTTTTACTAAGTTACTCATTAGAGGAGTAAAAAAATGGAGGAGCTCGTTAAAGCCCCTCCATTTAGTAAGGAGTGACGGATTAGGATTTAGGAGTGTATTTGGACTCCTTACGGAAGTACACCATTGGATATACTTTTTCTCCATTGGAGTTTACAAAGTAGTGCTCCTCGTTTCCGTGTTTGTTAATTCCAACTCCGTCTCCGTGAAGCTCGGAAAACTCAGAAACAGACTTTCTTAATTGTTTCATTGTTTCCGTATCATTAGAAGCTCCACCTCCACCAGCTCCGGCTACTAGACCTGAGCTTTGAAGTTTCACTTCTAGAGCTTTGAACTCTTTAGAGTCAGCTCCGAAAGTACTTTTGATTAGCTCCAACTGTTTTTTACTAATCTTCTGTACCTTCTCAGATTTGGGAGTTTGTTTTTCTTTGGGTTTTTTCATTATTCTACTCCATTCATTATCAATGAGCATCAATCCGTTAATCGGATTGAATCATGGGAAATTAAGACAATTAATTAATAATACCAACATTTATTCCTTATCGATATTGAGACTCATTCTCATTATAGATGAGTGTGGGAGCTCGTCCCCGTCTCCAATAGGAGCAAAATTTATTATATGGTTTTCAACTAAATACTCCCAAGTTTGAAAAACGCCGACGGGGGTGGGAGGGGGGATAAAAGACCGGAACACAAAGTAAATAAATTTTTCAACTTTTTCCAAAATTTTGCCAGAAATTTTCTCAGATTCCGCTTTTTCCAATTTTCAAATTTTTTTGCCATATTTCCAGTATAATTTATATATATAAATAATGTAAAAGGCTATATATCATATATTATATTTAAAAGATTAGTTTATAGCTAGATATATAGTATATATTATATATATAGCGCTATATATATAGTATATATTATATATATAGGCAGATTTTTCAAAAATTTCTTGTTTTTATACATCCCTTATCCTTAGATTCACCCCTAATGACTAAAAAGCGTACATTAGCCCGTAAGAATTGTGCTAATTGGAATGTTGGAAAATGCTTGGGCTGCGTGTTTATTAGAGAAAATGGAGAGCTTCATATGAAAATAGATAGGAAACTTGCTAACAAAGACTGCGTTGTAGAGGATGGCTGTGATTATTTCGAGAATGTTGTTATGAAGGGTAAATTATGCATTTAAAGACCTTTGACGAAGAAGCAATAGTCCTTGATTCCGAGTCATATTTCTGGCTTTGGTGTTGCGATTGTGATTTACGTCATTTGGTAGTCCTTGAGGCTGTTGGTAATGGCTCTGATAAGTTCAAATCCGAAGGAGGCAAGATAGCCATAGCCTTCTCTAGGGATGATACGGCTACTGATTTGATGAGAAAGAAGAAAAAATTAGTATTATACCAAAGAAAGGGTAAAAACAAGGATGCCAAAGAAAAAAAGTCATAGAAGAGCGGTAGTAATACCAGATACCCACTTCCCCTTACAAGCCCAAGAAGCCATAAACTGTGTTTTAAAGGCTATAAAGCTGGTAAAACCAAATATTTTCATATGCTTGGGAGATTTGGGAGAATGGTATAGCGTTTCCCCTTGGAGATACAAGCGTAGGAAGCGTCCACCCTTGGAATATGTCATAGATGACCTAAAAGTGGAGTCTGAAGCTGTTAATGCCGGACTTGATTCCTTTGACAAAGCCTTGGATTCCGTTGGATGCAAGGAAAAGCACATGATGGAGGGAAATCACGATGATTGGCTAAATAAGTTCGTATCTGAGTTTCCTTACCTATCCCAGTATAAATTCAAAAATATTATGGATTTGGATGGTAGGGGATATAAATACTACCCATATGGTAAATATATGAAGCTTGGGAAGGCTTATTTCTATCACGGAGGTCATTATATGACCGCTAACCATACTAGACAGCATGCAATGAATCTTGGTAAAAATATAATATATGGCCATGTTCACGATGTTCAAAGGTCTGGGGTAACCCACGTTGATGGGCCACATCATGCCTTCTCCCTAGGATGCTTGAAGAATATGTCTATGGAGTCGAATATATGGTTAAAAGGTCGTCAGGTTAACTGGGCCCACGCTTTTGCGATAATGGATTTTTTCGATAACGGGAACTTTAGGATAGATGTTGTCGATATACATAAAGGTAAGACTTTTGTCTGGGGACAGGCAATAGATGGTAATAAATAGGAGAGTTAATGTACATATCTTTTTTTGTAAACTATACTCGGAGGGGCGGCAAGGGACGCTAAGTTATTAGGTTGGGAGAAGTATAGATGATTACCAAGTTAATATCCAAGAATACGGAGGTTCTTTACGATAGTGTAGATGAGTTTCGAGAATATTACCCAGATGCATCCCTACGCTCAGAATGGAGGAAATCTGATAAAGGAGACTGGATAATTACAGATGATATGAAGGTCTGCAAGGTATTGTATCGGGGAATTATGGTTACATCCTCTGGTAGGGAAACGGGATATATTAGAACTATATTGGGGACATTTACAATGAATCCCGGTACTGAGATAGGGGGGAAGCCCCCAAAGAATATATATTCCTTTTCAAATAATAAGTTTAGCAATCCATTAAGGAAAAATAGAAAGAATCCGACAAGTAATGAGTTTATCTTTGCAAAGTATGTTGCTAAGGGATTAGACCCAGCTGAGGCGTATTTGAAGGTATTCCCCACAAAAAACAGGGAATATGCAAAAACAGCGTCTAGAGGGTTGCTAAAAACTGAAAGGATTAAAAAATTGGTTACTGAAGAAATAGAATCAATATTAAGTGATATTGGGGCCTCTAAGCATTATTTACTTGAAATGACAAAAAATATTATTGATAATGTAGAAGGTCGGGATGGAGACAAGTTGAGGGCTATTGAATTGATGATGAAAATAGCTGGAATGTTTCCAAATGAAAAGAAAACAGAGTCCTTGACGGTATTTCAGGGATTTACGGAAGAACAGTTGAAGCGTATTAATAAAAACGATGTAAAGGCTCTGGCTTATGCTGAAAGGGAAATTGAAGAGGAATCTGACTCTTGAGGACGTTGGTCTTTCAAGCGAGATGAAGAAGTGTATTGTATGTGATAGGGGAGTGTCTAATAGTACCAAGTTGATACTAATAGATACATTCGATGAGATTACTGGGTGGGTATGCCCACATTGTACGTCATTATTTGACAGCGAAGATAATTTATTGGATTTGGGGGATTTGGGAGTTTATTCTGAAATAAGGGGATATTCTTAATTGGATATCATATCTGACATATCTGAGAAGGATGATGTATTATCCAAGTCTTATAATGATTTATTGTATTTTGGAAGAGCTTTCCTCCCCCAAGATTTTCTAAATAAGAGCTCATCCCCGAGTTTTCATGGGGAAATATCATCAAAGCTAATCGCAACAAAGCCCGGAGCTAGGATATGTAATATACTCCCTAGGGGTTTCGGTAAATCCATTTTAGCAAAAGCCGCAATTCTTCATAAAATATGTTTCACTCCAAAAGGAGAGAGACAATTCATAGCTTGGGTAGCTGAGGAGCAGGGTCAGGCTATTGACCACTTGAAATATATAAAGAACCATTTGGAGTATAATCAATCCATAAGATACTATTTCGGAAACCTCGCTGGGGATTCAGTAGGTAATAGATGGACTGAGAAGGATATTGTAACATCTAAGGGAGATAGAATCATAGCAAAGGGTACTTCACAGAGATTAAGGGGTAGAACCGAAATAGACGTTAGGTATACTGGTATCGTTCTTGATGACTTTGAATCCGAATTAAATACCAAAACCCCAGAAAGAAGAGCTGAGATTAAAAAATGGATTGTATCTACCGTATTCCCCGCCTTGGAGGAATCCCCCGGTAAAGAGGGGTGGATATGGCTTTGTGGGACTATTGTTCATTACGATAGCTTCCTTCAGATGATTTGGGATGGATATAAGAAAGCCCAAGAGGATGAACGTGATTATCCTTGGGATGTTACATTTTATAGAGCAATCCAAAATGGGAAGCCATTATGGGATGAGCAGTTCTCAGCATCTAAGCTTGAGCAGAAGAAGAGGGAGTTTATAGAGGCCGGTCTGGTTAATAAGTTTGCTCAAGAGTATATGAACGACGCTAGGGATTTATCCATGGCTTCGTTCAAAACCGATAGAATACAGTATCATAGCTATACATTTGAGAATAATAATAATTATGCTTATTTGATAGATGGGGAGCAGGCCATCCCCGTTCATATTTACATTGGAGTCGATATAGCTGCTACCGCCACAGATAAGTCTGATTATCAGGCAATAGTGGTTATGGCTATTGATTCGGATAAGAATAGGTACGTTTTAGAGTATTACAGAGAAAGGATACCTACATTCGACTTGCCTCCCAAGATATTGGAAATGGCTAGGAAATATAATCCAGTAAGAAGGGTTACGATTGAAACCGTAGCTGCTCAGGAAATGGTGAGGGATATGGTTACAAGACTAGCCGTATCCGATAGGAAACTACTTCCGGGGGTATTCAAGGGGGTAAAGCCACCGGCTGGGATAAAAAAGGCTGATAGGTTGGAAACGTCATTGGGGCCTATTGTTAATAATAAGAAATTATACATCAGGAGGGAGATGACAGAACTTGTAGATGAGATGTTTGAACATCCCGTTCCAAGGAATGACGACCTTATGGATGGGCTGTATTATGCTGACTATTACGCTAGGGCTCCTATCAGCTCAAGGATATCGACATCTGACATGGATTCTTCCGAATCCACTAGCTCGAAAATAAAGAATTACTACAACTGGATGACTGGGAGTAGACGTTAATGGAACTTTTGCGGAAAATCTGCATTTACGCTTGTGTTTTATACAAATATTATGTATATTTCATCATTTGATTTAATATGGCAATAGAACTACATCCAGACGCAAATCATAATCAAGAGCTGTTTAGGCGGTATTCTGACGCTCGGTCTATATGGGAAACCGAGGCTAGAAGCGATATAGACTTCTACCATGGCAATCATTTTACTTTTGAAGAGTCTGATGAGCTCCAGTCTAGAAATCAAGCGGATGTTCCAATGGATAGGATATCACCCGCCATAGAAAAATTAAAAAGTGTACTAACTTCCAAGCCTCCCGTATTCACCGCTATCCCTAGGGAAGATTCCGATTCTAAGGTTGCCAGTGCGTGGAGAACCATTCTGGGATATATATGGCAATCTTCCGAAGGTGATGTCAAAATAAAAGAGGCTATTCACGATTATGCTATAACTGGGTTAGGTTATTTATACGTTTATGTGGATAGGGAGGCTGATTTTGGAAGAGGGGATGTGAGATTCACATCCATTAGCCCGTTTAGGGTATATGTTCCTCCGTCAGCTAGGGATAGGTTTTTTAGGGATTCTGATTCTATAATACTTTCTACGATTCTAACTGGAGAGCAGATTATTAATCTTTACCCAGAGTTGGGCCCCCAGATAGATGAGGAAACAGGAGAGATTGTTCCGGGGTTGGTGGAGGAGATTTCATCTTATAACGATGAGGATTATCCGTCAGCCCAAAATAAAAATAGTATGTCTGTTCAGACTCCCGCAGAGGCTAAGGACTCCGATTGGTTTAATAATGAGAAATATCAGATATTAGAAAGATTTTTTAGAACTAAGGTGCCTTTTTACAGATTGTTGGATTCGAGAAGTGGTGAGGAGATGGTTCTGAATGAAGAGGAATTTGCAGTATTTTTACAGGAAAACCCGGGGGTGTTTGAGCGTGGATTGATGAACTTTGAGGAAGTTCTGCAGACTCGTATCGGGGTTGTAGCTACAGTTGGCGAGATTGTGCTCTATGAATCGGTACTTGATACCGATGTTTATCCTATAGTGCCAATACCAAATGTTTGGTCTGGCACTCCATATCCGAAGTCGGATGTTTCTCGTACTCGACCAATGCAGAGGTTATTGAATAAGCTCTGGTCTTTAGCATTGTCTCACGCTCAGGCCTCCGCGGGATTAAAGTTATTAGTCCCCTTGGGGAGTGCTATAAACGGATTAGAGCAGTTGGAGAGGGATTGGGCCAATCCCAATGCCGTTATTGAGGTGGATACTTCTCAGGGAGAGCCTCACTATCCAGCTCCCACCCCGTTAGCGTCGGAGTTTTACAGGCTTATAGAGCAGTGTGAACATTATATAGATTTCATATTTGGATTGCCAGAGATGATGCACGGATTTACGGAGAAAGCTCCCGAGACAGTTAGGGGTACTGAAAGAATGATTATGCTTGGGTCGGAGAGGCCCAAGTCAAAACTTAGAGATATAGAATTTTCAGTTAATATGCTTGGTAGAATACTATATTCATATTCCAAGGGACATTATACATTTCAAAAGATTTTTAGGCTGGTTCAGCCAAATAATAGTATTAATGAGGTGTCGGTAAATATGGGATTGCATACCGATATGGCTGAGACCATCATTGATATTACAAAAGACAGAAATAATTTAGGACAACACGATATCAGGATTGAACCCGGGTCTACCCTGCCTACTAGTAAGTGGGCTGAGTATGGGGTATACCTAGAGGCTTATCAGGCGGGGCTCGTTGATAGGACAGAGGTTCTTAAGAAAAATCCTGAGATATTCGATAAAGAAGGAATATTACAACGTATGAGTGAAATTGCTCAGTTGCAACAACAGAATCAACAGTTGCAACAGTCTGTAAAAGAATTGCAAGGCGACTTGCAAACGGCAAGAAGGGAGTCCGTCCAAGATAGAAAGAGAGTTGCAGTTGAGAAATTCAAACGTGACTTATCTGAGCTTAGGTCGGACGCTAAAGCAGAGAAAAAAGTGCAAACAAATAAGTTTGCAGATACGGTGAAGTTTGAACTGGAGAGATTAAAGCCTGTGTTGGAAGACATGGAAGAAGGCCTTGGTTCTGCTCCTGAATAGTTCAAAACATCGAAGAAAGGAAAAACAAAATGGATGATTATATTGCTGAAGCCAATACTGGTGAAGACTTCGTAGAAGAAGTCGTATCTGGGACTGGGGAGGCAGATACCTTTGTTGATGATAATGGTGCTCAATATGCGGAAGGATATGAAAATGTCCCGCAAACTGATTTTCAACCTGAGACTTCATATGTGGACTGGGAAGATGAAAGTAAAAAGTGGCAGTCTATGTACGATAAGTCGCAATCCAACCTTGAAAAGTTGGAATCGGCCTTAGGGACAGCTGTGGAGATGCAAAGAATGAATCAGAATGCTACCGTTAATCAGCAGAGGAATGAAGCTCCCCAAGTATCTGAGGAAGAGTTTAATCCTTGGGACGCCTATTACAAGCCGGACTCGCCGTCCTTTAAGATGAGAGAAACTCGTGAAAGGACAGCGGTTGATAGTGCTATTCGAGGGCATTTACAGGAAATGAATCAGTCTATAGCACTGAATAATACTGTAAATGAGCTGAAAAATGTTCATAAAATGGAGGAAGACGAGGTTAGGGGTTTCCTAGAGTTTGTTACTCAGCCCAAAGAAGAAGTTGGTCTGAATAATCTAGTGAAATTATACCGAGATGTCAATAATTCTAATAATGAACGTAATGCCCTCGATTCTTTAGAAGCGGTAAGAGTTTCCAAAAAAACTCCTCTAAGTCCAGGAGCGTTACAGGGGAAAGACCCCCGTACTCGACCTAAGAATGAAGAAGATTCAGCTTGGGATGGAATTATGGGAGCAAATGTTCATGGAAGATTACCGTAAATCTT